GGGCGCTGGCAACAGCAGCAACGCAATAGAGACAAGCGACCATACCTGATGTATTCAGCTATCGATGATAGCCGGGTCCGTCCAAGTCACTTGGCATTGAACCGGATTATCCGTCATATCGATGATCCATTCTGGCTCATGTATTACCCGCCGTGGGGCTTCATGTGTCGCTGTACAGTGATTGCATTAACTGAAAAGCAGGCGGAAAAATACGGTATTACGCCAGATGATCAGCTACCGGAGGTGGCTGAGGAGATGGGCTGGAGTACCAGTCCAATGACCTATGGCGATCTATCAGGTCTGGTGGACCAGAAGATTCTGGATTCTGACCTGAATAAAGCATTTTTGCTGGAGCAGAAAGAGATCATCAAGGCCGAGTGGACAGCAAGTAAAAAGTTGGCCAGTTTATTTGCTCCAATGGATGATAAGACTCGGGACTTATTTGATGTGGTGGCCAATACAGTGATTCCACTTGATCCAGATATCCGGCCAAGTGCGATTCGTACTTTTTTGAACTATGTACAGGGTAATGATTCAGTTCTTACGGCGCAGTTAAAGCAGCCCCCTATTACTCTGGCTGAGGAAGTGCTTAAACGCTGGTTGAAGGAGGATTTAGGCAGGCTACAGGCAGTGGCATCGAATAGTGCAACTACAGTGGCTGGATCAGCTTCACTAGCCTACGCTGCATCATTGGAGGTAGGTAAGGTCATTACATTGGATGCGCCGTTACTGCTTGCAGGTTCTGCTTCAAATATTGTGATTCAGATTGAAAATGCTAAAGGTTTAGGCATTGATCTGGAAAAGTTAAATGCAGGGCAAGGCGTACTGTTTCCCTTAGGCATATCTTTTCAGGTAGTTTCAAGGCAAATAGTGAGTGACGAAATATTTTACATATTGAAAAGGATTTCTACCTAGTATATAGATTGTGTTCACTAAAATAATAGTTTACATGAGGTAGGAATGAAGTATTTTCTTTTTTTAATACAAGAGGGTACGGAGAATAAAGATACTCAAAACGATCTGAGTATTGTGGTTGAAAGCGATAGACCAGTTAATTTTTTATCTGATTTTATAGGTGGAAGAGCTACTCTAACAGAAGGTTATACTGGTTATATGACTGATTACTCTGTCCAAATCTGTGATTTTGACAGTTGTCGTCTACATTTATGTCCTGATGACAAAGATAAATACTTGGTTACAGTTAATCCTTGTTTTAAACGCCTACCTGATAACACTTTAGAAGCACTTCCTCTTCAGGCTAATCAATCATTAAACCTTAATTTTGGAAATGGAGGATTATCATTAAATTATAAAATTCAAAGTATTAGACAGGCACATAACTAAGCTGATTTCGTTTATATATCAACCTCACTCTCTGAACTAATCTCTAAAAACTACCAACATATATCATTGAATTGTAAACCTCTGTTCTCGAAACAGAGGTTTTTTTATGGAGCATGAAAAATGCCTGAACTAAATCAGGAGCATTTGCGCTGTCAGTTTACTGCTGTAAATGTTCCGATCACTACAATGGAAGATGGTGAAACAAAGCGCCGAACATTTGAAGCAGAAGTATATAGCGGTGGTCGTATCGACAATCACTATTACTGGGGTCGCTCAGGTGTGGTGATTGACCTCCAAGGATTACAGTTAAAAGCTAAAACTGGTTTAGTTGAAGAACATTTTGGTGGTAAGCGTGTCGGTGTAGCCACTTCATATGAAATCAACCAAACCTTTAGGGCAAAAGGTCATTTTCTTAGCAATGCAAAAGCTAAAGAAATCGTGCAAGACATCGATGAGGAATATCCATTCCAAATGTCATGGTGGGCTGATCCAGAATCCATTGAAGAAATTGCACCAGGTAAAACAGTTGAAGTAAATGGGCAGCAATTTACTGGTCCATTGCATGTATTCCGAAATGTGCGAGTGCATGAAATCACAATTTGTGGGGTGGGTGCGGACACTCAAACCACTATTGAAGCCTTCTCAGGCAAAGCCAATTCAAACCCAACCAAAGAGGACACAGACGTGACCGAACTAGAAAAAGCACAACAGGCCAAACAGCAGGCAGAAAAGGAGCGCGATGATGCGCTGGGAGAGCTGAAACAGTTTAAAGCCCAGAAACGTGCTGATGAGATTGCAGCTTTAGAAACAGAGCTTAAAACACAATTCAGTGCTGAAGATAAAACTGCATATACCAATATGGATGATTCCGTCTTTGCCTTTACTGCAAAGCAGCTTCGACAGTTTTCTACAGGTGGACAGCAGCCACCAGCTGGCCAGCAGCAACAACAAACACCAAGTGTAAATCCTGCGTTGAACTACCTGTTCAATCATCAGGCTACTGGTGGACAAGGCGGATCGGGCGGTAACAAGGAACATCAATTCACAGCAGGTGCGAAAGCCTTCGCTGAACAAAACAAGGGAAAATAATTTATGCCTATTCACTATATTCCACCGGTATCACTTACTACACGTAAACTGGTACTCGACAATGAAAAGCTGCGCCGTGCCAATGGCAAGGTAACTGCAGGTACCGCCTACAATTACGGCGATTTACTGACACTATCTGATGACAATGTACTGACTCATGCTGCAGATGAATCATCCTGGGATGTGATCTGTGGCCAGAACGTTACCGCAGCCGAAGCAACCATTAAAGCGGCTGAAGGGATAGAAATTCCAATGTACTACGGCGGCGTATTTAACGTTGAGGCCGTGTCTTTAAATGGGGCGTTGCTGGACAAGGCGAAATATGATGCTGCCCGTGCCAAAGCAACCAAAAACAAAATCGAACTTTCTAAGGTGTAATCAACATGCCACAGTCTTTTAATATTGACGGTACTCCACTTGAACTTCTGGATGTGGGTGAGCTTGCTCTCATTCATAGCAATTACCGTCCAATGGATACATGGCTGCTAGATCGCCTGTTTCCAAACCGTCCACTGTTTACCCGGGATGATGTGCCACTAGCTGAGCTTTCTGCTGATCATGATCTGGCCCCGCTGGTATCACCAAATCAGCCAGGTAAGCCATTTGAAACTACTCAGTCTGCAAAAGTAACTCATGTTAAACCGGCATACTACAAACCTAAAAATCAGGTGACTGCTGCAGATACTTTTGAAATTGCCTTGTTAGAGCGTTTACGCACTGCGGGGATTATCTCTACCGGTAACCAGCAGCTCTCTGAACAGGAAAAGATGGTGATTTCTCAAATTGCTGTCATGAAACGCAACCATGACGCGATTGATAACTCGGTTCTAATGATGGCCATTGATCTTCTGAAAAATGGCAAATATCTGCTGCATTCTGATGATTATGAATATAACCTGGTTGATTATGAGCGTGATGCATCCCTAAATTACACGCCACTTGTAGCATGGGGACAGGCAGGTGCCAAGCCGGTGGATGATATCCGCCGTATGCTGGAACGTCAGCTCGAAGCAGATGGTGGTGAAGCAAAAATGGCGCTGATGTCTGGTCTGGTGTGGCAGGCCTTATGGAATGATGCAGATTTCAAAAAGGAATTTGTGACACCGTATGCAGGGATCTCTGTACCAGTTGTACCAAGCTTCGGTGTAAGCCAGAAACCGACATTGAAAGGTACTTTTGATGGAGTAGAGTTCTGGGTTTACGATGCAACCTACCGTCATAAGGGTAAGGTGAACCGCTTCATTGAGAAAGATTATTTCAGTCTGATCTCGGATACCAATGGTTCAGTGGCCCATTGCAAGATTAAGAACATGACCGCTAATGGCGTGGCTCAGCAGTACTTTGACCGTCAATGGTACTGTGAAGATCCAAGCGGCATTATGCTGATGACTGAATCTGCTCCTTTGGTTGTTCCTTCTAACAAAAACGGCGTTGTTGGTGGCCGTGGCTTCATTACTCTATAAGGAGGCTTAAATGCCGAAGTACACAGCAAAACAATCCATCGGGCATTTTATGCCAGGTGATGAAATCAAAGGGCTTGAAGCTAAACAACTTCAGGCCCTTTTAGCATCTGGCGCTATTGAAGAATATCAGGAGCCGGAAGAGCCTAAAGCAGATGGTACCGCAGCACGTCTGGCTGAGCTTGAAAAGGCTAATACAGAGCTGACAGCAGAAAATACTACTTTAACTGAAGCCAATCAGACCGCTGCTGCTGATAAAGCCAAGGCTGAGCAGGAAATTGCTGAACTTAAGGCAAAAGTGGCTGAGCTTGAAAAGGCTAAGCCAGCGTCTAAGTCTAAGGCTAGTGACAAGCCAGCTGAACAGGGC